GATTTGTATGATTATAGTCTTGTATTTCCGCAATTTTTAACAAAGGTGTACATTGAGTTGGTTTAAAAAGAGTCAAATAAACATTTAAAGAACTTTTTAAAGTGTAAACGTCTAAATTCTGGTCCATTGTTCCATCCCCTGCGTCATATTGTTCATGTATTAAATGAAAAACAAAAGTAATATCCGATTGACTGAATCCACCGCCCAAAGGAAGAAACTGATTAGGAGTCCTCGCTTCGATAAAAATTGCCGGTTTAGGAAAGTCATAAGTTTGTCCATCTTCTTCAAGTTTAAATTGATTGTTCCACACCCTTACATAAGCTATATTTGGGATAGCTTGGCAACGTGTAATTAAACTTTGTATTGCTTCTTTTATGCCCATAGCTTATTTATGTATTCTTTAATGTTTGTAATTTGCAAATTGCGAAGTGTTTGAGTGTCCTTCATAAATGTTCTTTGCGGCATTCTTTTCCCGTTCTTCATTTCTAAACCATAATTGTGAATAACTGCATAAGGCAAATTAACTTCAAAACTAATTCTTTCGAAAGTTACTTGTCTTTTTGAAGTCGCCACCGTTCTTCTTAATTTTCCCGATCTTACTAAAGTGGCTGAAGTCCTTCTGCCTAATCCTTTATTTTTTGGGTATTTGTATTCCGGTGTTCCTTCTATTCTTCTTTGTGGAACTTTCCAAGGTTGGCCTTCGTAGCCTTGTTCCCTAAATGAATTGTTAAAATGCAATAAAGTCACGTTAGCAAGTTTGACAGGAAGTTCTTGCTTCATTTTGTTTACGTTTAAAATAACTTTATTGAAATTAAACTTATCCATTAATTTAAACTTTGATAATGTTCTATGATAATAGGCTTGGTTTGAAATCTGCTTCCTTTTGAAATATCCACACCGTCAAATAACATTGATTCTTCATTGTCTACTTCTGCTATTTCGCTTTCAGGAACACCTTGATTTGCCATAATTTGTTTCACTCCAGACTTAAACCACTCATAAAAATTAGTTTGTAAGTGTAAAGCCTTTATCGGCATATTGTTCGCCCTTGCACAACCAATTATATTCGCACAATGATCAATAGCTTTATTAAATGTGGGTTGGTAATTATTGAAATTATACATTATTTTAAAGTTAAAAGGTAAGAAGTATGGTGGCAAAGTTCTATCATTTCAGCTATAATATTAATTAAATCAATTTCGCTTTGAGGTATTACGTCCTGTAATTGCAACATCATTCTGGTTTGAATGATATATTGAGCAGGATCAATTTGAGAACCTACACTGAACAACATTTGCCCTTCAACCCTTTCGTAACATCCTTGATAGGTTTCTATTAGTTTATCTGAAAGGTCATCCCACTTTTCGTAAAACTTACCCAAAGCCTTATGTTCTGAATAAGACGTAGTAATGTGGTGCAAATGATGAATCTGCGTTTTAACCTCAAATAAATTCGTTACAAACTCTAATATTGTCATCTTTAATCATTTTCAGGTATTGGTAAGTCGAAATTACGTTCAGCATATCCCCTATCCCCCCTTGCAACTTCAAAATATGGGTGATCTTCGTTAAAAATATACCCATCTTTGCCGGGGTTCATTCTAAATACATCGTCCATGTCTTTGTCTATTTCTTCCGTTGCTTCCTTGACATCCCCTTTGCTTGTTACTTGTCCTTCCTCTAATTGTTCTAAAACGCATCTGCAGTTAAAATGATTTAAAGGAGAATAAGTATCCCAAAAAGGATCATCAACCGGGAGAATAATACCGTCCAATGGTGCACAAATTTCCGAAGTGTTAGCGTCCATAACCGCACTGTATCTTAAAAGAGGTAACGCATCCTTTTCGGCTTCTATTGTATTCCATTGTCTTGCCTGTTGTGCTTGACCTATACAAGTGTTATATTCTGCCTCTGCCCATGTTTCGTTGTATAAATCGTAAGTTTCTTTTGCTTTATCGTAAAAATCTTTAAACCCTTCCGAATCAGCAACCATGTCGGACATTTCCCAAACTTGTTGATAAGTCTTGGCTGCTGAAAACATATAAATATTAGTTCTCAATTCATTCAATAATTCATAATCCGTTCCCCCAAATTCAAAATCTTCCAACGAACCGCCAAAACCCTTGTAAAGGCTTCCTTTTAAAAATTCCGCAATTTCAAAATATAAATTTTCCGGCAAGTTTTCTTTATCAACATCGCCAGAAAAAATATCTTTTAAAAGTTTTTTAATTTCCTTTGCGTTCAACTCGGTAGATTTTATTTAATTTATTTTGAATCTTTGGGTTAAAAGCCGGTGTTTCAACTTCCTTAGTTGGTATGCCCGTTCTTTCTTCAAAGTATTTAGAATCCATTTGTAAGCCCGATTGCTTCATTGTGTAGGCTATTTGTGCCGTCATTTGGTTTGAAGCATCTTCCCTTTTTCTTAATTCTTCTCTCTCTGCATCGTTAGTGAACTCAAAATGTACGTCTTCAGGAACTAAGAACCCAAACATTCTCATTCTTGGGATTAATTCGTTGTTTACTATTTCTTCAACAAATCGTATATCTACCTTTTGAATATCCATTAAGGCTTGTCTTACTGGGCTTTCTTCCCCTTGATCAGCCCCTAACTTGCCGGGAGTGGAATCAATTGCGTCCGAATGCCCTAGTATTAATTTACTTACTTTCTTTTCGCATCTTGCTTCCAAATCGCCGTAAATTTTCCATCCAGCACCCGTTTTGGTTTCCACGAATTCAATTTCATCCGTCATATCCATCAAGATAGAACCAGCCGAACCCATTTGAAGTAAAGCGTTAAAAAAGGCAGCCCTTTCGTCCTCATTTGTTTTCGTGGTCTTTCCAACTCTTAATGGCATTCCATAAAGTTCGGCAGCATCCCCGTTGAATCCTAGTAAATTCCTAAGCATGATTTCGTATTGGGCTACCTCATATAATAAACCATAACCCACTTTTGAGATTCCGATATTTGAGTTTGTAGTAACCCAAATATGCCAATCTTTGTAGGGTTCATCTAAGAATTGTGCACCACTTAAAGAATAAACGTATGAAGTGACGTTCAACCTGTCCGGAGATATATTGTGCCTTCTGATTATACTTATGTCTTTAAACTCATCGTTTTCAATGTCGCCTAAAGAAATTAAACTATAACCATAAAATTTCGCATCTAAAGTATAATCTATAAAATCGTTAAACCATTTCGCTTTGAATATTTTTGTTGCCTCTGGAATATCTAACCCGTCATCTTTGCAAAGTTTAAAGTCTTTTAAAAGCACCAAGTTTTTTCTTCGCATCATACACGAGTGAACGTGTGCGTTTAATCGAGTGTCTAAAAACATTCTTTGCATTCTTACCCTGTGTGGGTACCATGCTTGTTCCGCCTCTACAATAGCCTCTCTCCACATTTGTATGTCATGCCTCATTCTTTGAAGCTGAACGGGAGTAATATAGCCTGAAAGATTTTTCTTAGTATCTTTTATTGATCGCCAGTCATTAGAACCTTGTGCAACTGGTCCATCAGTAGCCGTTGGAAACCAATAGTTCTTGATTTGAGATAAACCTTTTTCAAAAATATTCATTAGAAACTGTTTATAATTTTAATATTGCCACCGTAGCGTATTCTTTGCCCTTGCTTTGGTTGAATTATCGGTAAAGCCGGTGTAACTTCCCCTTTAGCACACATTTTTAACCAACAAATGGCATCGTCATATCTTTTTACCCTTAATTCAGGTATATTTCTTGGGGCTATTCGAGTGTGAACGTGGTAAAGAGTTAAGTCAATTAAATACATGACCATTTGCTGATCTCTATTATCCGTCATTAACCAAACTGGATTTGTCGGTAAAGTTCCTGCAGCTATTGTATAAGCCGTTTTTGTTCCCCAATATTGTGCCGCACCGTCTTTTGTGTCATCGGGTGCTATATTATTTAAAGGAATGGCTTCAATTCTGTCGTATTGTAATAAAGTGTCGTGATCTAAAAGAGGCGTTTGAACTAAAGCCTTATAAGTGTACCCTTTCCAATAAACCATATCCCCTACGTTATAATAAGCCGTGTAATCAAACAGTGGGTAAGGATAAACTACCGAAAAGATTGAATATTGACTTCCTAAAGCAGTCCATTTGGTCAAGTCAAACGAACCCGTAGTTGCAGCCGTACAAATAAAAACAACCCCGTTGTATAAACAAAGATTGTTAATTGTATAACTCGTTGTTGAGGAATAAGTAACGGCATCAAGATAAACCCTATCTCTTACGTTGTAAACTTTTAAGGATGACCATGCGTTTAAATCTGAAAATTCAACCGAAGTGTCATACTTCTGTCTTAGATAAGAAACTGCTTCCGCTTGTGCTGCTAATTGTGCTGCGGATAAAATAGTCAAATCGCTGGTAATTACTTGTTGTAAATTTACGTCTTGGATTTGCTTTTTATAATCATTCGGAATTAGGTAACTCATCTAAATGTATTTTTGGGAATATTTTTGCTAAAATTAATACTTTTTTGAACATCACCTGTTTGGTATCTTACAAACTCATCAGCAAATGCCATACACAACAAATAATCAAAAAGATCGGTAAAGTGTCCTACTTTCTGATACCTTACCTTTGTTTTTGAATCTGTTTCCATTTCCTTTGCCTTCGTTCCGTCTGCTGATTCTTTCAAAAGTACGAAATCATTGATAGTATTTTTACATTTGTCGTCTATCAGTATTTTTATTCCCCCTAATTCTTTTTCTAAAACCGTATTAATCCAGTTGCCTCTCATGGCAACCGAAGGATTTGCTTTGCTTATTCTCATGTTTGGGCGGTAATCTTTTAACTCATCTTGAATAAGTCTATAAAAATTATATCCTTTCTCCATTTTGGTGTCTTCCTTTTGTGCCGTAGCATCTCCGTAAACAAATAAACCCGTTTTGTGGGCTGGGTATCTTCTTTTAAATTCAGCACAAACTGATTTAATGGTGTTTAATGGTGTTTTTCCGGCTATTTCATCAATCATCATAACCTTTTTGCCAACAATTTGAAAGATTCCACAAGGAAGATAAGGATTGACGTTGTCATCCCAACTAATATGTAAAGGAATGTCGGGGTTGTATGTTTCCTTTGAAACGTGTTTGTCCAATTCAAAGCACTTGTAAAATTCGCCCCCTGTTTTAAGTTGTATGTCCCAATTACCCTCTACGAAAACCTCGTATTGGTATCTTGGAAGCATTTTAAGACTTTCCAAATACTCGGGGGGAATGTAAGGATTATCAAAAATTTTAGCAGGTATGTAAGCTATTCCATTTGGAAGGGTGTCGTTTGCCCATTTGTCGTATATTCTGTCTTTCAACCATCCGTTTGTCGGGTTGGCGGTCATTATTATTTTGGAAGGGCAACCTTCGGAATGAAACCACGATCCTGCTCTTTCTATTATCTTGTCGAAAGTTACTTCTTGTATTTCGTTTGCTTCATCTATAAAAGCCCCGTTTATTTCTAATCCTCTGAACCTGTTTAATTCTTTGTCGGTGTCAAAACCTTCTGCCATGAATATAAACTGACTCCCATTTGTTAAAGTAAGGG